ATGGGTTCCGGTATGTCTGGGCTGTATGCGTCTGAAAAGATTTTGCTCATGTACACGATGTCGTAGTGGAAGAGATCCCCAAGCCACCATTCGACTTCGTCGCCCTGCGCTTTGTGCCATGCGGAGATCCGCATCAGAGCGAGGTTCGGGAAGTTGTGGCCGTCAACGTCAATTAAACCAATTCGCATTCGCTATCATCCTTGTTGAATGCTTTCAGAAATTCATCATCCGTTTGCAGCCTCATCACGTCCCATTCAGCAACGAGCTTTGGTCCGTAATAGTCGTGGTCTTCCAGATCGAAATCGGAATAAAATCTGTCTCCTTCTTTGAGCGGGTGCTTGTTGAATCCTTCGTATGCCTGAAATATGTTTTTGTCGAGGTCGATCACCCATACCCACTCGCAGAACAAGCCATCTTTAGCGAATTCAATGCTGTTGCAGAGTTTCATATTTCCACCGTGTTGGACGATGAGATCAAGGATCTCGACACCTGTGTCTCTGCTCAGTTCAGGATAATACTTTTTCAGCCGGTTGGACTGCTCTACGGTCAGCCACCCGTCCTCATCAACGCCGAGCAAGCCGTAAATCTTGTCGAGTTCTTCTTTGCTGTACCACGACAGATTCCGAAACATTTCCCGTATATCCGGCTCGCTGTATTCGTGGTAAAGATTGCGCAAGAAACGCAGGCACTCAATCCCGTTCCCTTCAGGATATCCGTCCCATTGGCTGTACTGCGCGACCTTGTATTCACCATCCAGATAAACCGCAATCAGATTCCGCGTCCCCATTGTTACCTCCAATGATACAGTTCGTCTTCGTGCTGTCTGCCATTACAACGTCCGCATTCAACAGTTCGGCGTCAACGGATCTGGCAGTGACCCCCATCCATACGACTGGCAAACTATCAACTGACATCGCGATCTGCACATCCGTCACGCCATTGACGGGTTTTCCGTCAAGTTCTACTGCATAATGGACAGCGTCAAGCGGTGTGATTTTTACGTTATGGAGCATGCTTTACCCCTCCAAGTCAGAAGCGTTTCCGTCAATATTGCGCTTCAACTTCATCCCGTCCGTATCCCCATCCGCACTTATGCTCAATCTCAATCGCGCATGTGTTGATGCCGTCGAAGCACTCATCGAGATACTTCTGTGTAAACTTGGTCGCGCAATCGACTGAGCAGGCGTGTAAGTGCTCATAACTGTCTATGCTGTCGTTTCCCCAGTCATTATGGTGCGTTGTGATACTGAAAAACGGATGACCCCCGCCGTATACGTTTTCGGACCTCGGTATCTCCTTTCCACACACGTCACACTTCTTGGCTATAACCACATCCGCGTACTTCGTGTATGTCGTTTCTTTTCGTTTTGTGATGTTCATGCTATCCCTTCCTCTATATCTGCCATTAACTTAAAGAAGATGTAGAACTGCTGCGGGACGACAGCGTTGCCGAGGCACTTAATTCGGTCCAACCGATGGGATACCCCATCAGCCACTCGTAGTATTCCGGATTCACTGGGCCAATCCGCCCAAGGGGAGTGCATTCGAGCAGTTCTGGCAGAAGGTGCCTGTACCCCCCCCCCTGGAAAAATCTGGTTGCCGGAGCGCCCTTCCAGTCTCTCGCCGTAGGTGTCGGCAAAAGACAACTGGTGAACTGTTTCTCGTACCCCATCAGCCATTCCAGAAACTCCGGGTTCGTTTTCCCGCCGTTCCCCTGGCTCAGTTGCCTGCGCTCTTCCTCCGAAATCTTTCCGATCTCCGCAAGCCGTTGCAGCGTTTTGAAGTTCCCGGTGCCTCCGCATAGCGCTGCCCCCGTCGATGGCGTTGGCCAGAATGCACACCCGCTCTCTTTTGTGTGGGGCATCGACACCGCAAGCCGGAATAACAAACGCTTGCGTGGCGTATCCTTCGTTTTCCAAGTCAGAAAGCACCGTGTCGAGTGCCAGATTGATGATTCCAGGCACGTTTTCACCAAGGACCCAAGCGGGAGCGATTTCCCGAATGACTCGTAGCATTTCCGGCCAGAGGTAACGGTCATCATCCTCGCCTCTTCGCTCCCCGGCGAGGGAGAAGGGCTGGCATGGAAACCCTCCGGAAATAACGTCAACTGTTCGTAGCCCTGTCCGATCATAGAATGATTCTCCAGTCAGCGATCTGATATCCCTCCATCTCGGGACGTCCGGCCAGTGCTTTTCCAGAACGGCGGTCGGATAGTCCGCCCACTCACACTGTCCAACGGTCGTGAACCCGGCCATCTCGGCAGCCAGATCCAGACCGCCGATGCCGGAGAAGAGCGAAAGATGCGTCAGCGGCATGGGTCTCCGCTTCCATCAAACAGACTCCCGAGTTTCAGCCCGCTCATTGCCTGCGATCTCCTTCGTTTCCATTGTTTTCGCCTTGATCTCCAGATACCTGTAAATCTCATGGATCATTGCTTTGCCCAGCTCATTGTCCCCCATGTCGGCATACGCCACGGCGCAGATCGGGTGGGCTTTGCCCTGAAAGTATTCGACCGAGTCTTCCGGCGGCCAGCATCTGGTCAGGCAATCGAAGGCAATCCGGAACACCCGCTTGTGGGTTTGAGCGTAATCCAGCTTCGAGGCTTCAGCCATCAGTTTCTCAGCGGTTGTCATGTCTTCTCTCCTCACTCATGCTGACCATCACGGCCAGGTCTTTCTCGATCTCGCGCAGTTCCTCGCGGACCTTGAGCGCTGTGCAGAATGCATCGCTCCACTCCTCACTGTAGCGGCGGGGTCTGTTCGCTTCGATCATGTCATCCAGTTCCATTTCGAGGGACAGGGCGTCCAGCTGTGTGTTGTGCAGAGCGGTTCGCTCACGCTCCTGTTCATGCTGTCTTTCGCGGCGCCGCCGTATTGCCCTCTGTACGGCCTCGTAACGGTCTCTGCCGTCGGGCGAGTCAATATTCAACCCGAGATGGAAAGCCCCATCCAGCCACGCTACAGCCCCTCTGAGATCGGTTCCGTTGACCTGCTGTACCAGGTCGATCACGTCGCCACCCGCATGGCAGACGAAACAATAGTAACCTTTCTCGCCGGGGAACAGTTTGAGGTTCCGGTCACGCCCACCGTGGATCGGGCAGGCGCACCGCCCGTACCGGTTCGGCTGGAGGCCGAGCGCACCGGCCACTTCCAGTGCGCTCACGGCCCCCTTCGCCATCTGGACGGCTTCAGTCAGACGCATTGAGCAACCGCATCATGGTGAGGGCCAGTTCAAACGCCTGGTCCTCGTCGAACCCGACACTCATGAACGAGTCATAGACACAGCGCGTGTCCTTGGCGACCTCCATCGCGGCCTCCCGGAACTCTTCCCTTGCGTCAGGCTCTTCCTTCTTCCCCTTGTTGCCGCCGACAGAGCACTGTTCAACCAGGCGGTCCAGCGCTTCGAGGGCTTCACGGAATCCAAAGTTGTCGGTGAACTTGTCCAAAGAATTCTTGTCCATGGTTTTCCTCCGTCAGTATCTCAATGATTCTCCGTCCGGTGCTCCGCTTGTCACAGAACAGGACGGGCACATGGTAGGCCATTTCAAGGGCGAAGATTGCGTCCTGAAGCTTCCGCCCGGTGACCTGGCCGTACTTGTTTTTCCACTTGGGCACGTCGTTGAACGTCTTGATGTCCCCGCCGTGCTCGCACAGGATGATCAGGCGAACCCCTTCGTCATGGGCCTTCCGCACCTCGTTGTAGAAACGCCGTTTGTCCGGTGAGAGAAGGTTGCTTGCGACTTCACCGAGTGACTGCTTCCTGTCCACGATCAGGTCAGGCTGACCGTCCAGCATGTAGTCCCCGATGTCCAGTTTCTTCTTCTCCCACTCGATCTCGTTCCGGTCGAAGTATGCGAGGATGCGCTGTATGGCCTGGGGCTTTTCGCGAGTATCAATCCATACCTTCATCAGAAGGGCAGGTCGTTCTCGTTGGCGGCGGTGAAGCCCTGCGGGATGGCGTCCTGCTTGGCGGGAGCCTGTCCGGTCTGGCCGTCCTGCCGCTTGCCGCAGAAGTCCGCGCCGCTCACGTTCAGCACGATCCGGGAGCGGTGCTCGCCCTGCTGGTTGTCCCACTCCTCGGTCTCGAGCCTGCCGGTCAGCAGGACCTCGCTGCCCTTGGCATGGAAGAACTTGTCGAGGAACGTAGCCAGTCCGCGCCACGCCTTGCAGGGAAGGAACAGCTTAACCTCGCCCTCGGTGCCGTCGGCTTTCTTGAACTTCTCGCTCCACGCCACCGTGAACTGCACGCTGTCGATGCCGCCTGCGGTGGTCTTCTTCTCCATGTCCTTGGTGAGTCGCCCGTGAATGGTCATCTGGTTCAGCATTCTGTGTTATCCCTCCATGCTTGCTCTGAGCGCGTCAGCCACGCTCATCGGTTTGTTTTCGACGGGTTCGGCATCCGCCTTCAGTGCGTCCGCGAGCCGCTGTGCGGTGCTCTTGGGCTTGGGTGTCACGTCCTCGATCTCTTCGGCGGTCTGGAACCCCATCATGGCGTCCGGACAGTGGAGCCTTGCGAAGAATGCGGCAGCCCTGTATCCGAGCATCTGCTCCGGCATGTTCTTCCACTTCGTATTGGTCAGCCACCCTTCGGCCTTGGCCATACTCAGCGTGACTTCCGTGCCGGTCACGATCTCGCCATCCGAAACACGCACAGCCTCCACGTAGCACCCGCGATTGTCGGTTCCCTTGTTCCCTGTGTACACCAGACGGACATCCGCAAACTTCCCGCACCCCTGGATCATGCTCATGCACATCTGTCCGGACCAGCTGGGCTTGCCCTTCACCACATAGAGGTTTTGCATTACGGTGATCGGACTCATGCCCATCCGGGCGGCGACGTCCAGCGCGATCAGGCAGTTCTCCGGCTTGCCCTGATAGTTCTGCGGGACGATGTCCGTCCGGGCGAAGGCCGATGCCACGCGCACCGCCTGGTCGAAGCGCTCCTTGTCGAGCCAGATGTCCGCGACGCCGGTGGCCGGGACCTTGTTCAGGCTGACCTGTACGTCTTCCTGCGGGACGGTAATGGCGGTCTCACTCATTGGTCTTTTCCTCCTGTTCCTTCTTCAGCCATCCCGGCAGGCTCAGTTCGTTCGGCTGGCCGCTGAACCCGGTGTAGCCGTACCAGTTCCCGCTCTCATCGCATGCCTTGTAGATGCCGAGCAGTTCGCGGAACGTGTCAAGGCCGTAGTTCATCACGTCCTCCGGAACGGTGATGACATTGACGGAGAAGGGTGCCTGTTTTTCCTGCGTCACGAACGCGAACATCGGTCTTTCGGTCAGCTTGAGGCACCGCATCACGGCTTCCGTGTACATGGCCGCTTGCAGATGATACCCGAACTGGTACACGTCCCTCTGGAAGTCATGCATGGCCGCGCTCTTCGCGGTCTTGTAGTCCACAACCACCGGGATGTCGTCGAGATAGGTCAGACAGTCCAGCTTCACCTTGCACAGAATTCCGGTATCCGGATCGGTCCAGAAGTACGGAACCTCTTTCCGCCCGGACATAAGCTTTGCCACGGTCGGATTGCTCATCGCCTTCTCTCTCATGGCGAGGATCTGGTTGAACGTGTCGCGGTCAATGACAGTCTTTCCGGCGTTGCTCTCGAGGAAGCTGGCCCATGCCGCCTTGCCGTCCTTGGTCCTGCGGTCGATGCCGTCCGGTGCCACGGCGAACTCCTCCGTGAACTCGTTAGGCTCCAGTAGCAGCTTGTGCGCCGCCTGCCCGAAGACGAGGGCCGGTGTCGGTTCTTCTTCCTCCGGATGATCCATTGCCCAGCGGAATTTTTCCGGACTGTCGTGGATCAGCCACAGGTCTGACCGCCGGATGCCATCGGCAGCGTTGTACTCTCGTTCGTTCATATGATCTCCTTTCGATTGAGTTTCATGAGAGGCGGTTTATCGTGCCACCGCCAACGTTATAGTGGAACCGGGTTGTACAGGCTGCCTTCAGTGCGGTCCAGGCAATGGCTCCCCTGCGCTGGGGCACAGGCAACCACGGGTGATGAGGTTAGTCCGCAGTGCCTTATAGACACACCCCGGTTTTGTCAGTCGTCGTCTCTTGCGTTCAGCGGTTCGTCTTCCCACTCGCGGATGAAGCAGACCGTGTCCACGTTCACGAAGATTTTGCCGTCCAGCTTGTTGAAGACGTCGCTCGGGTTCGCGCACCCGCCGCCGAATATCACCTTGCTGAGTTTGAACTTGGCTTTGTTGCCGTTCTTGAAGTAGATAACGATCTCTTTTTCTTTCACCGTTCAGCCTCCGTTGCTGTATTCTTGTTGCTTGTCACCCAGCGGTTGACTGTGTTCCACGTGTGTGTCCGGACGTAGTCTTTTTCCCAGCCAGCCCTGTCCATGTAAAACTGATCGATGGCGTGGCACAGCAGGTCACGGCACAGCTCGTCCGGTTTCTTCTCGGCGATCCGCGCCAGTTCCGTGATGCCGTTTAGGTAGTGCTGGTTATTGATTTCCATGGAGATCATCATTCCGTATCCGCCCCCAGTCCAAGGCTCATGTCACTGTACCGGCACATATTGGTATCCTTGGCCACCACTTCGTGCGGCAGCGCGGCGTCGAACATCTCCCGGACCGGACACTTCTTCGCCTCGTCCGGCGTCTTGTCGCACAGCAGGCACTCGTGGTCCATCACGTACAGAAGCAGATCATTCAGCGCCTTGGTCGGGACGTAACTGAACCCAGTCATGTCCACGCTCGGCACACAACCGGGCGGCTCGATCTTGACGTAAATCTTTGCGTTCTGTACGTCGGCAAGCACGTGGCGAAGCTTGTTCTCCGGGATGGTCTTCGGGATCTTGTTCAGCGCGTCATCGGTCAGGCGCTGTGCCTCGGTCAGGCTCTCCCATACACCCGGAATCATCTTCGCCCGCTTCTCCAGGGTCGGGAGCAGGACCATGTAGTGGCTGACTTGTGCGAACATACTCAGCAGTGCGGCGTACTCCCGCCCGGTCAGGTATTTGCGCTCGATGTTGTCCATCCGTGGGCCTCCAAGTATTCCAACTCCTTCCACCTATGTAGCTTGAGATTCGTAATCGCGGCCTCGCTCTTCAGTCCGACCGCGTGGATTGCGTCAATGGACGTTATATTATCGCGCTCAACCATTCTCAATGCCTTATAGGCTTTTGACTCTTCTACTTCCTTGACCCTCTTGAGAAACTGGCGGTTCTCATAAGCCCTGAGGCATTTGCCGGAGCAGAACAGGATCAATCCGTTACCGCATCGGCTGTAATATCCCCATTCGTCCCGGCGGCACCGCCGCATGTATTCCTTCCCACACTCTGGGCACTTGTCCATCGGCATGGTCGTCGCCAAAAAGTTATTGATCATTTATCCTCACCGCTTCTCGGGCTAGCATGCTTCCCGTCCGTATATCCGTCGGCGTATCCGTCGTCATACCCCTCGGACCAGTAGGAACTCGGCGGTCTCTCCCGGTCCCCGTAGGTCACGACCTTGAACACGCAACCACCAATGAATCCCACGAACAACCCGAGCGCCACGCACAACACATAATTCATCTCTTCACCTTCCTCCCGCATTCCGGGCAATACTTGTGCATCCGTGCGATGATCCCCGTCACATAGCCGCACTTCTCGCAATGGTAGTGGTTCGTGCGGTCTTCTTCTTTGATGAACGTGGTTTCCTGCTCCCGGAGAAGGGCAAGAGCGTCATCAATGTATTCCATAATGCCTCTGTAAGCGTCTCTTGCTATATCCAATTCGTCAGCATACGCTATGAAATCCCTTGCCCATTCTTCGACCTTCTCCCTGTCAGGCATCATGCCACCTCCTGTTCCACCGCTCTGCAATCTCTTCCGGCGACAGCGGGTTGTCATCGTCATCTTCCGGCTCGATTACAAGCCATTGCAATGGACACCCGTTATCGTGCCAGCCGTCTACGGCATAGTTCCAACTGAGATTCGAGTACACCCTGCGCTTGATGATCATAGAGCATCCGCAGAACGGACACGGCTTTAATTCAGGCATCCAAGGTCACCGCCCTTCTGCAATGCGGACAATAATCATGTGTTCATCCCACTTCACCGCCCTGCCACACTGTGGGCAATACTTCGGTCTGTACCCGTCCCCGGTATCCAACATATCCATCCCGCAGACCCCGCAATGGTAACAGTCCGGCAGTACACCGAGGACGCGCTTTGGTTTCACAGGCTCCTGCTCTTTCAGCAAATCTGCAATCGCAAGGGCATCCATCGCTGGCATCTTTGCCAATTCACATCCTGTCGCAATCGCAATGTCAGCGGCGGCTTGCAACCGCGCAATGGCCTCGTTGTTATTCATCCCACTTCACCGCCATTCCGCACTTATGGCAGTACCTCGCCTTGATCTTGAGCGGAATCCTGCATCCGCAAGCACCGCAGTAGGCGTGGTATGGGTCTTTATACCGTGGGACAACAGGCTCATAACCTTCTCCCTGTCCATCCAACCCCATCTCCTTTCGTGCTTCTTCCAGTGCCTCGCTTATGGTTTCCTTGTTCGCATCTGTCATATGCCGAGACAGCTTGTTGCCCATCAGTGTGATCGCATACACCGGGTGTACGCCCTCCGTGTCGGTGTGGGTGACGATGACACGCCCGTCCATGAGGACGCTGTAGGTGTGGTCAGGCATCCCACTTCACCTCCGCACGATTAGGGTTTATCCCAGTTATGTATTCAAACCATTTGCAAAACAGTTTCGCCTTGTCCTCGTTCCCGAACGATGCTACCTTGACTATCTGATTCGGGTTGTTCGTTCCGATCCACAACCCCGGATTTTTCCCGAATCCGTCTATCTGCTCAACTGAAATGCTGACATCATTGCGTTTGTATACAGGCATCCCCGATCACCTCCTTCAGCCTCTTTCTGCGTTCTTTTTCCAACTTGCGGATTTCCCTTCTCAACTTCCGTCCTGTGTAAACCATTTTCAGCAAACGGCGAGTGAACCTTATGTATCCTGTGGCTGTGAAGGTCATGTTGGTGAAATCGGTCGGGTAAGATTTGTATTGCTTCACCTCTTCATCTGCCATTATGAAGCCCTCTTCAATAACCGGGATAGCATCGTATGGCACAAACCCTCCGCTTGGCGTACCGATGTACAACTTCCCAACGCCACCCGACAACCAATCACCGTTTGTTTCCTTCGGCGGCATCCCCGGTCACCTCCCGCTTCACGGCCCATGAACACCAGTCGTTATCCGACACATGGATATTATGCAGACAGCAGTCGCTCCACGCATCCACCTCGTTCTCTCCTGTTCGATGAAACGAGCAGTTACGACACATGACAAGGTCATGCTGTCCTAACGTAATTTCTATACGGTGCTCTATAAGGTGCGGCTCAACGATAAAGACATATCCGTCCGGCAGTTTAGCCATTCCCGCTCACCTCCTTAGTATCCTCCATGAAGTTCCCGCACCACGGGCAGTAGATGTAATCGCATTCCTTGCCATAAAAACCAAGATGTACCGACCCGCCACACACGGAACAGTCAAACTCGTCTGTGTAACCACGGCTATCCGGTTTCACTGGTATCCATCTGCCATCTGGCTTGTCTCTCTCAGGCATCCCCGCTTACCTCCGCTTCTTTTTTCTCTTTCGCCCGCTGCCTGTACTCGCGTCGCTTCCTGCGCCGGATCGCGTCCTTCTCCGCGAGGAAGCCTTCCCGGATATCCTTGTAATGGACGTGCGCTTCAATGACGGTTCCGACCAGATCACCTGTCTTCCCGTACTTCCTGTTCATCAGATGGATCATAGGCTGGAACAGCCTCGCCACAATGTTCCACACGGGCGCGTCCGCGTAATATTTCAGGAGCCGTTCAAGCTCCGGCCACTTCCCGTCCTCCTCGGCGAAGGCGTTTTCCGTCAGCACCCATTCGCCGCCAAGGTTCGCGGCCTCCTCGTATTTGAGCCAGGCGTCACCCATGACCACCCGGATGCGGACACGCTCTGTCCAGCGGTGACACAGGGCCAGAAACTCATGCAGCGGAATCTTCCCCGGCTCGGATTCAAACTCTTTAAGCGTCATCCCCGCTCACCTCCTGTTCCGGCATTGGTGGCAATGGCATCCAATGACTTACGCTGTCCGTGTGAAAGTTGTATTCAAGGTCATACCATCCAAACTCTTTCGTAGCCCACCACGCAATCGTCACCTTCGGGAGCGGCGGTTTGAACGCGACGAGATACACGCCCTGTTTTTCCGGCAGTCTGTCCTTGACGCTGATCCAACCGTAATCAATCACAGCCATCTCTATGTCTTCCGCAACTGTTTCAAACGCTTCCGACCAGCTTGATGGAGCAGCATGCTTGTTGTGCTCAATCGCAGCTTGCTCTTCGTATTTCCTTTTCATCGCGTCCGCATCAATCATCCGAGCCATACTGCAACTCCTTCGCTTTATCGTCACAAAACTTCAGAATCATGTTCACCACGGCATCGGTCGCTCTTTTCTGATCTGATTCTTCCAACCATCGCGTCCCGACTGATCTGAACTGCCACCATCCCTCGTGCCTGTCCCATTCAAGGAACGCAACCGAGTAACAGCACCGGGTTATCGTCTTCTCCTCACCAGTCATCACGTCAATTGCACGGCGCGGCTCAACGTCATACCACCTGACAATGTCGAACGTAGGCGGCGTATCCTTCGGCGGCAGACCGATATAGATCACATCCCTGATTTGGAAGCCATCTACAATGTCGGTGTAAGTCATTCGCCCGCCTCCATCCGCGCCCCGCATTCTGGGCAATACTCTGTTTTTGCAGTTTTGGTTTTTCCGCAGTTGCTGCACTTCCAAGCAGCAACGTATTCACCGGGAGTACCAGTAGGAATTCCGCCATCGATTTCCCATTTGGCGATCTGTTCTGTCCGCTTTGTTTCGTCCTCGCTATCATCCGCCTCCGTCTTGCTCATCCAGTAGGTCATGTGCGCCGTCTCAGGTGATGAAACAATCCACGACACTAACCCCCGCGCACCTTCATCCGTCAGGTTTCTAAAATTCACGGTCAAATCGTACAGCGGCTCATTCATTTCACGTCATCCTCCATCCGTTCATCTTCCCGCATCATTTCGACCGCATCCAGTGTCCATTGTGCGATGTGATCCAACTGCATCACGCCGACCGTTCCGTGTTCCATGGCGAACGATGCCCATGTGTGGATGATCTGAAGGTGGCTGATAACTTCCTCGCGCCGTGGCCTTTTTCGTTTGCCCTTCATACATACCTCCGTTTGAATCAGCGCCCCCGCCATGCGCTGTACAATGGGATGGCCAGTCCCGCCCCCTTCCGCCGTGGTACGCTGTACTCCTGATTGTGGAGCCTGAAGCGTGGCCGGATTGGTCGCATCCTTCTCAACAACTGTTGGATGCCCTGATGGCCTTTTGCTTAGTCCAACCGGATACCGTATCTCTGTGCGGTCCTTTAATCCGGATTTCATAGCCCCCTGCGTTTCCGCTTCATGAACCATTCGCGGCTCTCTCTGTCCCACTGGTAACGCCAGACGTCGCCCTCGATCATCTTATCCTGCCGGATGGACTCACGCTCGGCCTTGTACGCCAGGTACCGTTCGCAGTGATCATGGCATGCCTCGTGGCGGTCTGGGCAGCCCTTGCACGGGGCGGTCAAGCGAACACCTCTTTCGGATGTTTTGCCTTGTAGTTGTTGACGCGATCCAGTGTGATGATGCCACGGCTCTGTAGCCACTCAAGCCACGCGACAATATCAGGATAGACCTCGGTGTGCGCATCACCGTCTTCGTCCTCGACCCGCTTGGCACGAACGAACCGCTGCATGTACGTGCCGTCCCGGCCAAGCACGCCGGATTCACGGATGCGTTCTTCCACAGCTTCCCGGTCCAGTTTGGCCTGCGCTTTCGTCACGAAGAACTCGCAGTTTCCGACGTCATCCCAGCACGGTTTGGTCAGGATCGAACAGTCTGGGTTGCCATTAATGATCCTCATGTGTGCGCACCCCGCGAAGTTGCAATGACTGGTTGCCATCTATGCTCCTCCTGCTCACAGTAGGTCCGGAAGCCTGTTTGTGGAACGCCCAGAGTTGTAGACTCTAAGGATGATCCTCGCATAAGTAGAACTTGCGGTGCCGATACTTTTGCCTTCGCGAACGATCTGGACAGGCGACACTTTGCTCAGACTCTTGACAAGGTCCTTCAGCTTGAACTGCGTGTAGTACGCCTTGAAGAAGTCCGCCATCCCGACGAGCAGTTCGCGTGAGAACCCCTCCGGGCTTCCACCCCATGCTTCACGCAAGACAATCAGCATGTCGATATACTGCTCACGCGAAAGCCGCTTGTAGACCTTAAAGAGCGTACTGATTGCGGTCACTTTGTTGATTGCCTGAGACGTTCCGAAATCGACACGAACACCGGCGAGTTCTGCTGCCTTCACCATGCTGCGCACTTGCTCATTGTTACTGTTGTACATTGCGCGGAGCCGTTCATTCGTAGTGAGTGACCGTTTGTCAGGACCCTCCTGTGCAAGAAACAGTTCGACCTCTTCCTGCCAGGTAAGTCCACGGTACACTTTGCAAAGGATTTGCGAATCTTCACCATCGTGAATTTTGTATGCAACTGCGGTGTGCTGACCGTCAAAGATATACATGCTACCATCTGCCCGAAGCGACACCTTCGGCGGATTGACCAGGTCAGGGTTCCAATGCTTCACGATGTTCTTGATGCGCGGGTCTTTGATCTGGCGCTGATAGAGATCATCTACGTCGAGCGCACGAACAGGAATCCACTTGTACTCAAAGCTGTGCCCAATGTTTTCCTTTTTATTTTCAAGAGAGACGTTAGTCATTTCAATTCCTCCATAATCTTTTCGATCTCATTCGTGATTGTTTGGACGATGCACTTTTTAACGTCATCATTGTTGCTCTTGGCAATGTCTTTGTGATCTGCAATGGCGTTTCTAATGGTGTTGATAAACATCCTTGCTGTGTTTGTAATCTCTGCGATGAGGTCTGAAAGCGTGTACGTCCGTGTTGATGTTGCGTCCAAGAGGTCTGCGACCGCGCCAGCGATCCTGTTCATCTCATCCCTGTGTTCACGCGTGCCGCCGTTGTAAGTTTTCGGCTTCTCTGCGGTAATCTTGTCACCTGGCTGAGATACTGTCACTCTCTCTCCGCGTTCAATCCTTTGAATCATCTCTTTACGTGCTGGCGGAGATGCCTTGCCTGCGGTTGCAATATCGGTTTTCTTGGGAGTCAACTTCCCGGTTAGAATTGCATCCGCTGTTTCCGGCGATTCTTCCCTGATGGCATCAATGCCATTGGCATATTTTTCAGCGCGAATTACCGTATTTTTCCCTGAACCAAGTTCATTGGCAAGTTCTTCCGAGACACGTATCATGTTCCCATTTTGGGAACTTGATTTTCTGTCCCCTCCATGACTGTTTTTCCTTGCCTCGTATAGTTTTCCAATCAGGTACGTTCTTTGTGCATCTGTGAGATTTCGCCGCCCAAGCTGATTCTTGTACATCCAGTCGAAGGCTGCCCACTTGTCAGCGAAGTTCATTTCGCGGGTACGCCACTTGACTTCAGGATGCTCGGTTATAATCTTGTAGCGGTTGTGCCCGTCCACAATGATGCCATTCCAGGTGACGATTGGCTCATATACCTCGCCTGCGGTCAGAATGTTTTCTTCAAGCTGAAGGTATTCGGCTTCGGTCAGCGGAGGAATCTTGCCCTTAAACTCAGGGTCTATTCTCAACTCTTCCATTGCTTACTCCTCAATCTCCGGCATCTCTACCGAGATATCCATGACGTCTTCCTCGGGCCAGTCGATGTCGCGGCGGTTCAGCTTCGCAACGATCTTGCCGACTGGGTTGCCCCAGTAGCGGGGAGCGTTCTCGGCATCGTCTTCAAAGTCCGGCGTCAGGAGAACCGCGATCCGCTCCTGTCCCTGCTGGTTCACGAAGACCACATAGTCTCCACTGTGTAGCCACTCCCGGTCCGGCAGTTCGCAGAGGACACGGCTGTCCTTGGTAATCGGTCTTGCAATCGCGTAAAACATTCACTTGCCCTCCACGTAGTTGTTGTAGCGTTCGCGCACGTCATCCTGCGTTGCCCAGTCCTTGATGCACCGGGCGGAGAACTCTGCGGGCAAACCGGTAAAGATGATCTCAGCGACGTCCTCGGTCAGGTCATCATCGTCCAGCCCGAAGGCCCTGATAACGATCTCCTTCACGCTATCCGTGTCCCAGGCGAACCTGTCCAGGTCGCGGACGGTTGCCTTGTCCGCAGGGGTGTCCGCATACATCAGCGCGTACTCTCTCTCAGCGCCTACAACCATGCCGTTCTCAATCAATTCCATCTTCGTAAACCTCTCTCATAAACTTTTCCAAATCACGCTTGTACTTGGCCTTGCTCGTGTACTCCCACGGAACGGGGCGTCTCTGCCAGTCCTGCGCCGGATGGCCTAGATGATCCCGAGGAGTATCATCCAGAGCGGCATCGCTACCACCATCGCGCACCCAAAGGCCGCTGAGAGTGTCATTGCTACCTGCGGGAGACGGCTCCGCTGATGCTTTGCCCGGGGTCTCCAAACCGTCAGGCACTTTACCGAATACCGGAGGAACCGGAATGCGTTCATCATTCATCTCATGCCCTTCTTTACAAATTCAGTTGGTTGTGTTATAGTCTCGTTGTGGTTAATCGCGAACCATCCGACCGTCACTCTGCGCCAACAGGGTGGCGGTCATTCTTTTTGCAGGTCCGTCCCGTCCATCCACGCCAGAAACCGCTCTCTTGGAATCTTCGTCCGGGTTCCAAGCTGCACGTATGGGAACTCCAGCGTGCCATTCTGCGCCGCAATCCGGATGGCGTGAGGGTTGCACCCGAACACCTCTGCAACATCAGTCGGGATCAGGTACGGCTTGTCGCTCCTGCGGATTTCATCCAATGTCACCGTTGCGTCTCTCCTTCCAACGGCACCCGTCGCAGGAACCAAGGTGCTGAGTCTTGTACTCGCCGCACTTCACACACAGTTCGTTCACGGCGTCCTTGAACTCGCTCTTGTAGCGCAGAAGTTGCGCGTCCTGCTCCGCGAGTTTCATTCGCATCTCGTCATTGCTCATGTCATCACCTTCCTTTCACATGTCCAGCGTCCAGCCGTCGGCTTCGATCTGGTAGTCTTCTCCAGACTGGAGCTTGTAGAGCTGAAGCAGGGCGACCAGTTTGGGGTAGTACATGGATGTTTCAACGCCTTCTCCAAGCTTCATCAGCATTTCGCGTTCCTTCATCCACTTCGGACCAACTGTCATGATTGCGTAGTTGATGACTTCCAGTTGCGTGATCTTGATCGGTTCGGCCTTTACCTTCTTAGCCATGTCAAGTTTCCTCCTCATTCTTGTCGGCATGTTCGGTCTTTCCGCTTACGTTCTTCGAGGTTACCCCAGCTGCGTATCCAAGCATGAACTGCTTCTTGTCCTCGGGAAGGCTATTGAGTGCTTCCAAAATTTCAGCCTTCTCTTTTTCGGCCATCTTGTTTCACCTCCTATCTGCCAACACATCATCTTGTGTTCCGTAGCACATTATAGACTCTTTTTGTGTGCTTGTCAACATCTTTTTGCAGAATTTTGTGCTTGACAACACAAAACTTATCGCTTATAATGAAACTCGCAAGGAGGAAACAAGCATGAGTAGCATATCTGAGAGAATAAAAACGATCAGGTTGACCGTTGGAAATAAAAAAATGTCCCAGGAAGAATTCGGACAGCGGCTCGGGTTGAGCAGAAGTGCGGTCGCGAATCTCGAGGACGCAGAGAACAGGTTAAAAGACGGAATACCTGAGAGCACCATCAACCTAATCTGCGCGACCTTCGACGTCCAGTACAGATGGCTTGCCGAAGGAGAAGGGGACATGATCGCGCACCAGGACACAGACGCGCTCGTCGATAAGTACATGGAAGGTGAAAGTGAATTCGCAAAGTCCATCATGAAGGCGTTCGCGAGGATGCCGGACGGTGAGTGGATCAAGTTCAGGGACCTGCTTGAGCAGATAAAAAAAGAAGGGGACTGAAAATTCAGCCCCCGTTTTTCATACCCTTTTCCCGACGAACAGCCTGTTGATCAGCAAAAGTATCTTTGCCAGAATTTTTTCGTCCTTGATCCGGTCCAGATACCAGTCGATCTGTTCCCTCAGTGACGCTCTTCTTTCTTCTTGAATGCTAGACATTTCCGGTACCTCTCCTCCGCACAATAGTGGGAACGTCTGTTCGCGTCTTATATTACCACCAACAGTTATATTTGTCAATGCGAACATTCTGTTAAGTTATCCGTTCCACATGTTGTGGTTCGGACTTGTCTCATGACACCACGGATTGTAGCATAACAGCAGGGGAAAGCAAGGGATTTGTCACAAAATTATACTGAAAATTATTTGGGAAAATTCTTCGCGGGACATCCAGGCAACCAAATGTCTTCGCAATTGTTATAAACCATGTTATAAACCTGAGAATTTTTCTTAATTTTTTATAGTATTTTTTAGTTCTTTCCAGAAAATGTAAAACCCGCCAACCCTTGAAATCATTGGGCTGGCGGGCATTGTGTGGTACACCATTAGGGACTCGAACCCTAGACACCCTGATTAAGAGTCATTGACAAAATGGCTTATTTACTGGGCTGAAGCCGTGTCCTGTTATAAACATGTTATAAACCCACGGAGAATTATTTCATCTGGTCTGTGATCCTCTTCTGCTCCTCCAACGAGGTGCTTTGGTAGTGTTTCCGGGTGGTGTCGTAGCTGGCGTGACCCATCAGCGCGGCCTTGTCCTTCTCATCTCCGGTCAGGCCCTTCATCTTGTTTGCGTAGGTGTGCCTGGTTGCGTACGGAACCTTGCCGACGATGCCTAGCTTGTCCATCATGGGCTTCCAAACATACTTGTTGAAGTACCGCTCTGGCATCTGCGACAGCGTCCCGGTCAGCTTGCCCTTCCGGTTGAGATCGTACCGTGGGAACAAAAGGTCGGTGCCCTCCACTTCCAGTCTGGCCTTGATGATCGGAAGAATCTTCGGCGGGATGGTTACGGCCCGGTTCTTCCCGGCCTCGGTCTTGATGCCACCGACGATGTACCGGGTCTCCCCTTCTTCGTGGTAGTCTTCCTTTTTGAATGCAAAGAACTCGGTCGGCCTGTGTCCGAGATAGCACATGGCCACCACGTAATCAGCGTACGGCAATCCGGACTCGGCCACCCGCTTGAGTTCGTCCTCGGTCAGCGGTTCGTAGTGCTTGGTCTCGTCATCCCCGATGTAGAGGTTGGCGGCGGCGTTCCGTGTGATCTGGTTGTCATCAATGGCGTACTTGAACACCAACCCAGCGACGATCTTCATGAGTTGCTTGGTACGTTTCCCGGCGGTGCAGCTGTCGATACACGATTGTAGGTCAACTGTACTAACTCTGTCGATCCGTACGCCGTGGAACTTCTTGTAGTGCTTGAACGCTCCAGCGTACCCTTCCATGGTTTTCGCAGATACGCGGTTCTCATAGGCCGCTTTCCACGCCTTGTAGTTTTCCTCAAAGCCGACCGGAGGGTGCTCGTTGATGGTCTCTTGCTTGAGCGTTGGCAGATAGTTGAGCGCGTCCCGCTTGGCCTTGAAGCCGCCTTTGGTCTTCCAAACCGGACGAAGATATTTTATGCCATCGGCCTCGACCTTGGTATAGTGATCCACCACCCGGGCGGTCCATGTATTCCCACGCGGATAGACATTCCCTGTTCCGTTGGGCCGCTTGGTGTGCTTGCGTTTTTCCGTCCCGGTCTGTAGTTTTCTCCCGCAGTAACAGCAAATTACAGCGTCATCTGGAATATCTCGATGACATTTCTGGCAATACATGCCGATCAACCCCTTCTGTAGGGATTATAACATGAGTTTATTACACAGACAACCGTAAAATACAGCACTGTGCATGCGGTTTCGCGCACACAAAAAGACGGGGCTCCCGCAAGCCCCGCCTTGTCGGTACGATTACTCGGCTTCTTCCTCTTCCTCGAACGGATCTTCGTCTTCCTCGAACTCCGGGTAGGCATCCTCGATCACGTGCGTCACGGTCTGGTTAGCCGCCGCCGCGTCGATGAGGCCTTCCCCAACGATGTATGCGATGACTGTGCCACCGGCCATTACGATTGCTGCGATCTGCGTCGCGGTTTCCTGTTCGCCGTGGAACGCGAGGATGAGCATGCTCACCAGACTCGCGATAGCAGCCCACAGTTTTCTAGACGTCAGTTTCTTTTTCCAGTCGATCATGTAAATCCTCCTTCACGCGGAGTGCCGTTCCGTGGCTTCCAGAACCGACACCCGAGACTCGAGGTTGTATGTCCTCTCCACCATCTTGTTGTGTTTATCCACCCGGTCGGACAGGGTCTTGATGTCGTTGGTGATCACATTGATCTGTCCTTGGATTTTCTCGTCCGCGAGTTTAGACTGCTCGCTCATTGCCGCCAGAGTTGATTTGTTTGCCATCACCACGGTGATGACCGTTCCAATCAATGAAACCCCAGCCGTGATGATCGCAACCAAAACCGTATTGTCCATTCCCCCTCACTCCTTTCCAACGTCCGCTGTCGGACAGATTTCCCGAATTTTCTGCACCTGTTCAAAAGTCATGCCGTAACAGGTGACCTTGTAAGTCGGCTCCTTGGGATCGGATGCTTTTACCAACTCGGCCCACGTCAAGCGACCTACAACGCCGTCATCTGTCAACCCGTGCTTACGCTGAAACTCCTTAACCGCCGTCAGTGTCTTAGAACCAAACTTTCCATCGGCTTCTCCGCAGTCATAACCAAGCTCATTCAGCCGTTCCTGCAATTCCTTGACGGAATCCCCGGAATCGCCCTTGCGGAGCGTGGGCTTCACAACCACCATTGGAATCTCCTCCTCTGTGTACAACCCTACGGGGATTGCGTAATGCGTCCATCCCGGCATTCCGACAGACCGAACATTGACCGAGCAGTCTACGACCACCCCGCCGCCAATGTGCATCCCTGTATGCTCCATTGACGTACCCTTCTGCCGGAAAACACAGCAGACTACATCGGGCATTTCGCTTATCTTCCCTCGCCGCATCCAGTTGGAAGCCGTGTTGTATTGGGATGTCGCGCCCTGTCCTGTAATGTCCAGTCCGACTTGTCGAATCAGCCAAGCTGTGAACCCTCGACAATCGTACATCCGCACACGTTCGTCCTGCGGATACCACTGACAGCCAGCACAGTCAGATTGTCTCCCGGACAATACTTGGCACTTGCTCTTAATCGTGGGATGGGAATCCCTGATCCGGCGTTTTCTATTGGATGGACTACACTCTTCGCCCCATGCACCAAACACATAAGGCCAACCAATACAAGCCAATGCCACTTGACGAATGATGTCGGGCTTCTTTGCGCCCTCCGCGAGCATCTGGTCACGAATCGCCGTCACTTGATTAGCTGTGTTCATCTTCCTTATCCTCCCTCATGCCATCGTAATCATCGGGTGGGTGCATCCGTTGCCAGCGGGCCTCCATTCGGTCTGAGATGTACACCAGCAGGACAATCACAGCGCAGATGATCCCGAAGATGACCCACAATTCAGCGTCCATGTTATCCCTCCGTTCGTGCTTAAAACTCCTATTTAAGTCATATGCCTTTCTCATATCTCCGCAGAGGTCGAGCTTTCACGGTCAGTCCGAAGACCCCGAGGGCAATGCTTCTATCAAGACAAGAGTGCAAGCAACGCTTTCAGTTGCGCCGCCGTCAGGGTTACCTCGTCCGCCGTCCCCATGCCGATGGTCAGGCTCCCGGCGAGTTTCTCGTTGCCATACCAGTCGAGAGTTCTCGCATTGGAAAGAGTGATGCCTTCGGTTGTTGAAATGTCTCCGTTTCCAACAATCTCGACGTAATTTCCAAGCCTGAATTCGGCCAGCTCGGAGTCGTCCGGAATGTTGAACCTCCCGAACACATGTTGTGCTTTATGGTTCGCCACGGTGTTTTCTCCCTCAGCGTGGCAATACGACCCGGACGCGACGGTCTGGGTCCCTTCCGCATGTGCTCTTGCACCGGATGCCGTAGTTTGACCTCCTTCGGCATGGGCAGCAGGGCCGGATGCTGTTGCGGACGTGCCTTCAGCATGGCTGCTCGATCCGCTGGCCGTTGTGCTGTTGCCGGTAGCCACGGCGTTACTCTTGGTTACCTGAGTGTTTGTGCCTGCAACCAGTTTTCCGTCTCCGGGGAAGTGTTCGTCATCGGAGCTGCGTTTCTCTATATACTTTTCTACATCCGCGCAATACTCCACCGTCACCTCGCCAGCGTCACACCAGACGGTGTTTGTGCCGAGGAGCGTTTCAAGCTGGGTTGCAGTGAGAGTGTAGGTGGTGGGGGTGGTAAGTTGATAACAGACTTGAATATCATTATTAGTCACAAAGTTTTTGTAATCGTTCAATGACGCAAGACTGCTATCTTTAATCCGAATCTGATTCCATACATACGGCGAAACGCATTTATCATTATTCCAAGGATTCTGGCCCCACGGTACAGTTTTGTAATGACTGCAAATTGGATTGATCGTAGTTGCACTATTGGCTGGAGCGCCAGCCGCCGCAACACAACACATTTGAGTGGCAAGACCGGAGTCCGTAAGCGAAACCATGTCACTTGCAGTCAGCTTTTTATACGCCCTATCTACAACCAGTTCTCCCGTCCCATCCGCATTGACCGTCAGCGTCCCGCCATAGACGGTGGAGCCGGTAAGGGATTTCACGTTGACAGAGAGGGTGGCGTGGTTGTAAGGCTCGTAGGCTGTGGCGGCGGAGCCGAGTTTAAGTTGGGCGTCTATATTCTGAGAAGGATAGGACGCGCGTACATACTTTGCTTCATTCGGAACTGTAAAATCAACGCTGTATCTCTGATTTGCGTTCGGCGTAGACGAAACAACTCCAACCTGTCTTATCCAGTTCCCGCTTTCGTCATACGCATGAACCCGCCGCGACCAAGTATCTGTGCCGGAATCTGTATTGAGAAAGCTGAATGTATATACTCCGCCCGCATTCACGCGAATCAATTGTGTGTAGCTCCAACCATATAACTGCGTGACGACTCCGCTTACATTTATTGCGTAACCACTTACATTCGTAGACTCGTCCAGCAGATTCTTCCCAACCCTCGTCACCTTCACCTCATCCCAACCAGAGATGGGGCAGATGTTGGAGTAAGGTTCATAATCGGCGACAGTTAATGCCGTACTTTGTTTCGCTAACATGGGATATACCGTAACGGGAGTCGATATTGCAGTGCCGCTTGCGACACGTAATCTCGCTACAATTGTTGTTGATTCACTAATTGTAACAGTACGTGTAGTTGTTGTCGCGCCACCCATTACATCAGAACCAGCAACACCACCAATGCGCAACTGCATTGAAACGCCAACATTACTATCGCTTAACAACGATGTGTATGTGCCGGGAGAAAGTGTTAATGTGCCAACATTCCCATTATCTACTAATAAATAGAAATCTGAATAGTCCGTTGCCGTTCCGCTCACTTTAACCGAACCATCTGCATTTGCAACCCATGTTATCCCATTAGCAGAAACCGTTTCTCCAATTTGGTCGTTTCTTAATATGTTCTTCCCACCCCCGGCAGGCCACGGCTTATCATACCCGTGCAAGTCTTGCTTCGGCTGAATATCCACCGTCAGCTTCTTCATCGGCAGACCGTCCGCACCGTCCGTAAAGACAGCCGGGTCACCTGTTGCCGTGTCGGAGGGCAGGGCCGCGAGGAATTTCTCCAGCTTCGCATACTTGTCAGTTTTATAGCCGACCGTAAGCGCACCATCCGTATCGGTGATGACCTGCGTGTAGCCGAGGAGGGAGTTGATCTGAGAGGCGGTGAGGGGGTAAGTTCCTATTGTTTTCAGATTGTAAGCGATGTTTGCATTTGCGCAGGCTGCTTTTAATTGCGCCACATCTGTAAACCGATGATCATGAACATAAATTCTGGCCATACTGCCAAAGTACGCGATGCCGTCCCAACTGGCATCCATTGGTTCTTGGCTGTAGAGGCACTTATAGGAATCTGAAACGCAATAAACAGTTCTCGAATTATCCCCGCTGTTGCCCTTCGCGTAATATGGCGACGGCAGATTATCGCAGTAAAAGCGATTGTATACATCTTCGTAATTCCAGTTCAAGTCGCCAAGATTCTGTAACCGTTTATCCACCACCAGCTCCCCGCTCCCGTCCTCATTGACGGTCACCGTCCCGCCGTAGACTGTGCCACCAGCGGCGGAGGCGAGGTTGAGAGAGATGGAGGAGCCGAAGGGTTCGTAGGGTGCGACGGCGGAGCCAAGCTCGAGCTGAATTTCTGATGCAGTAACTACCGATGAGTTCCCAGAGCCATATGTCATACCAACCGTGTCCATTTCGCTCAAAGGAACAAAAGTCAACGACGATGTTCCGGTCTGTCCGCTCGAAACTACAGTCCCTAAATGATTGACACCGCCACTAACCCAGTTGACCTTCATGTTTGTAAGGGTACTTGGTACTTCAAATTTGGCAGACAATGTAATAGTTTTACCGACAAGCTGTTTCGGTATCGCCATAGTATATGAACCCAAATTTTTAGCAGTACCCGTGACTTTATCATTTGACCATGTGAATTTGGTTGTATCTGAATATAAGCCTTTGGCGTTGAAGTAATTCTTCCCCGTACTCACCACTTCCACCGCATCATACCCGGTGATGGGGCAGATGTTGGAGTAGGGTTCATAGGTTGGGTCGGTTTCGATGGCAAGACGGAGCATTGGCTTGAAGGTAAGGTTATTGACTGTTACCCCGTTATGAATGACCACCGATATCTGCTCAAGATACCCGCCTTCACTTATGGTTACTGTACCATCACCGCCATAGCTTGCACGCCAAGAGCCGTTATTATCTCTTGCGACAACTGCATAAGCGTTTGCGGCTGCACCGCCAGCAGGACAACCGGATAATAGATATGACCCGGCGGGCAAATATAGTTTTTCATTTCCATGTCCTGTGCCCATCAGATAGAAATAAGCATTTGCGGTGGCTGTTCCGTTTGCGGTTAGTGAAAGATCGTCATTAACAGTAAGCGTCACACCGTTAATTGTTTCGGTACTACGCTTCATCGGTAGCAAATTCTTCCCGCTACCACCGACCCATGGTTTGTCATACCCATGCAAGTCCTGCTTCGGTTCAAGCTTGAGATTGAGGCTCATAGGTTCGTCCAGCGCGTCGGGGAACTCCACCTTGCCTGTGCCGCTGATCGTGCGGTCTGCGGTGACGCTGGATCGGTTGGCCTTTTTCTTGACCTCGGCGGCGGGGTCGGGAATATCCGTAACCGTCGTGCCGTTGACATCCGTAACTGTCAGGTGATACGGGCCATCCTGCTCCTTGGTGACCGTCGCAGTGGGCTCGACCACTGTGGTGGTGGTGCTGGTGCCGTCCCTGTCCGTGGTGGTGATGGTGATGGTGTTGCCGGTCTTGGAGGATACGACATTGACGTTAGCTGCACCGGACGCCGCTTCATTCGCTGCTGCAGCCGCGCTGTTTGCTTCCTCCGCCGCCGCGTTGGCGTTGTTGATGGCCGCTGTGATATTCGGGACCGGAGTGCCGGGGTCGATGATGTCGCCGCTCATATTGCGCTCGACGATGCCCTCAACCCACAGGACGGTACGGCTCTCATTGTTCGACGCGATGTCCATGGTGAAGGTAAACCGACCCGGGACGTTGTAGCACGATGCCGGGAGGATGACCTCGCAGACATTCCCGGTGACGGTGCCGTTGATCGGGGTAACCGTGGTGTTGTTTCCGGAGCGGAGGAACTGCGCGGTCACGCCGACTCCGGTCAGGTCAGCCGGGGATTCGGACCCCTCGGCGAGGACGGTGAACCGGAAAGAATGAGCGCGGCTGTTGCTGTAAGCAAGCGGCTCGTCTAGCCGGACCTTCCGGGTCGGACTGGACAAATGTCCGGTCTGGTTGACAATGCAGAAAACGTTCATTGATTAACCACCTTCCTTATGGAGTGATGATTGTTGAGGAATTGCGCTGTTCGACGGTTCCTTCGACCCACATGAGTGTGCGGTGATCGTTGCCGGATGTCACGTCCATCGTGAACCGATATCTACACGGTGTACTGTAACAATCCGCCGGGAGGATGACCGTGCAGACGTTGCCGGAGACCGTCCCTGTGATCGGCTCGACCGCCGTTCCGTTGTCCAACCGGAGGAAGCGTCCCGCACACGTCACTCCGGTCAGGTCAGCTGGCGTCTTGTCCTCGTCCGCGTACACGGTGTACTGGAAGGCATGAGCGCGTTGATTCCCGCAAACCAACGGCTCCTCCAGTCGCATCTTCTCGGTCACGTCCTCCAAGTATCCGTCGAGGCCGACCGTGCAGTACACGCTCACGGCTCGTCACCGCCCTCGCTGTTCTCCGGTTCGGACTGTTCGCTGTTCTTCTCAACGGTTTCCTTCAGCGCGTCGAGAATCACCAAGGCGGTCCTCACCCTGTTGGCGTTGTCGCCGTCCCGGATCGGGAGCACCACGCCTTCAAGTTGTTGTATTGCGGTGTTGATGGCTTCGTAGATGGTCATGTGGTGGCCTCCTTTTAACCAATAGCTACTTTGTACCATTTCGTCCCGGACACCCCATTGAGTTTGGCCGAGAACCTTATGTATCCACGGTCGTTCTTGTGCGCTTGGATCATGGACGCGAGGGATGTAAGCGATGTTCCGCTCGGCGTCGGTGCGGTTGAGTCGTACCATGTTATGGTGTCAAGCAGTGAAATGTCGTTCACGGAAGACGAACCACCTCCGCCAGCTTCCACGGTGACCGAGGAAAAGCCGATGTATCCGGTCGGCGGGGTGACGGTCTGTTGGCTACTTGTCGGTGTGATTGTTTGAGTGGTCAGCTTACTGGCCGCACTGATCTCATAATTCCTCGCGTCATACAAGGTCGCGCCTCCATTGATTGTGGCCTTCATGACCCCGTAGTACGTTGTCGCTGTTTCTCCGTCTGCTGTGTTTCCCCAATGTCCGGTCGGGGACAAGGAAGTTGTGTTCGTTGCGCCTTGGGGCGATGCGGTCACGGTATAAACGCCAGTCGGACCGGACGCGCCACTACCCCACACCCCCGACAGGGTAGTGGCTTTGCTAAAAGTTATTGAAGGGCTTGACGAAGCGTCTCCCTTTTTCCACAGTTGCAAGGTGTTCCCAGAAACTGCGGCCTTTACGATCATCTCGTCAACATCGTCGTAAGTCAACGTAGCGACATTGGCGTACTGCGAACCGGACGAGCCGACTAACTTCAGCGAAGTAGCTTGTATATATTTATCTCCTTGCAATCCGGCGTAGACGTTTCCGTTAATGTACAGCGAGCCGTTTGAAATGGACATGTCTCCGAGCACTTCAACCTTGTCATTCAGCGTGACAGTCGTTCCGCCGGAAGAACTGAGGATGACCTTGTCGGCGTTGATCCCGCCCGTGGACGTGTTGTCTTGGTTGATTGCCGCGTAGAGACTTGCCGACGTTACGGCGGTGTCGCCTTCCCGGAGCAAGACGCCAAGTTCTGCTCTGCTCGCTTGAATGGTGAGATAGCCTTGCAAGGTTTGGTTGAGCGAGTTTTGTGTAACCCTCTCGTTGATCGCGTTATTGATGACTTCAATTTCGCTCTTGTGCGTCAGTTGCCATTGCTCTTCGATATCGTCCCATTCTTCCTCGGTTGCCCAGAGGAGGATGCGTTCTTTGCTTCGTTCAATATCAGCGTCATGACGGATCAGTTCCTTCTCGGTCTCCGCCTGCGCTCTTCCGCCCGCGTAACTTCTTCGCTTCAGCGCCGACAGCGGCGGGCGTTTTTCCGACCCGGTGGACTGGATCTCGGTCCGGCTGTTGCCCTTCCACGTCGTGTCCATCCGGTAGACCGGGACGCGGTACGAATCCTCACCGGACTGGACGGTGACCACGTCGCCCGGGTCGAGGAGCCAACCGTCAAAAAGGTTGACCGTGGCCGGGCGGAAGCTGTCCACCGCCGCTAGCCTGTTCTTGATGGCCGTATTGGCTGCCGTTGTCGCCACGCTCTCACCCCCTCATGCTAGGAAAGGATTCCCCGCGATCACGTATGGGTTTTCCGGGTCTGTGCCCACCGTGCTCTCGCTCGTCTCGTCCTGATTCCGGACCTTCAGCCCGTCGATCTGGGCGACCTCGTACCACGTCTGTGTGAAGTCGCTGTAGTTGTTCTCATCGTAGGCGACCGTCTCGGTCAGGTCGTTGAGCCACGCGATTTCCAGTTGACCGTATCGGTTGAACCTCGCGATGCTCCCGGCGGCCTCGGCGATCCACTTGAGCACCTCCCGCATGGTCCGGCTCTCGAAGTATTTGCTAGGCCACGTGCTGAACGAGAGGTCGCTGTTCATGAACCAGTTCGGAGCGCCGCTTGCCAACGCAACCCCAACATAGTTGCACATCGCCGAGAGGAGTTCGCGAATCTTCACCGGATTGGACGTTGTCGGGTTCAGTCCCAACGTTGTCTTGCTCGGCATCTCCACATCGAACTTGCTCATCCGGTCGTTCGCAGTAATCTGGATAATGTCACGCTGTACGATGTCCGGGCGCTCAACGATGAAGACACCGATGGGAGCAAACTCATAGAGAACTTCTACGCCATTCTCTGTAAATGTCTCGGTCTTCGCGTCCTGATCCGGTGTGCCCTCGTCGATCCTCGCCCCGATCCAGACCGCGCACTCGCCGAACCGGAAGTCCGCCAGCTGCCGCTCGTCATTCAGTAGACTGAACTGCACCTCCGCAGAGGGGCACAGCCCGACCGTCAGTTCCTCGTCACCGTTGAACGTGCGATTGACCCGCAATCCGTCCGAAATGTCGATGTCCTCGTTGGAGAACGCCTCCACGTCTCCGGAGTCCGGGTCGGTAAACTCCAACAGGATTCTCTGCGGATTCCCGGCGTCCAGTGCCGTCTGGAGGGTCTCACTCGGTGTGTACATCGCGATCCCTCCTCAGTACTGGATAACGCTGAAGCTGAGATTGACATACCACACGCCGCCTTCCGGCCACCACACCGCTTCAAAGTCCCGGTCGCCCACATACGCGTCCATGGTGATCAGCTTGCCTTGGTACATGGAGAACCAAGTGAACTGGAACTTGTCGCTCCTCAACTTGTCGCAGATGTCTTGCGCGACCTCGGTCGGGATGTTTTTGTAGCTGAGTTTCAGCGGGTACTTCGTCGCGACCTTTTTCCGGTGCAGATAGCCCGTCGCGTCGCGCTCGCCCATCGTGTCAAGGTCGCTCTCCTTGCCGGAGAACTCCGAGCAGTCCGGGATCGGTTCGCCGTTCACCGAGAAGCCCATCGAGTACCGCAGCGGGAACACGTTTGTCAGTGCCATGTCATCTCACCTCGCTTTCATGTTCCGAATGCCTTTTCCGCCATCCGCATTGACTTGTTCACGAAGTCCCCCCACGCGGAGCTTGGGGTTGCCCGGAATTCCTTGTTGGCGATCCTCTGCAAGAGCTGGTTCTGCTCGCGCAGGAGCCGGTTCTGCTCGATCATATTGGCATCCTCTTCGTCGCGTTCGGTTTCGACGGACGCGGTAGCGCCTGTGTTGATTATGCCGTTGTTTGTCTGGACGTATGCGCCGTAGGACACGCCGCTGGTGTAGAATCCGCCGCGTGCGGAGACCATTCCGGTGGGTGCGCGGCGTCCGCCCGCATTGCCGAAGATCGCGTCATAGTCAGTCCCAAAGTTTACGAAGAAGTCGTCTCCGAACACCGCATGCGGATCGGCGGCGTCAATGCTATCAATATTGAACGACATGTCATCGACAGGAATGCCGTAGTAATTCCCATTCGCCTCAACAATGAAGAGGTCCTGACCTGCGATGCTCTGAAGCCCAATGTAGTTCGCATCAAGATATCTTGCCCAAGCTTCGCCTGCTTGCTGTTCAGTATAACCGCCTTGTCCGTATCCGTACGAATTCACGTACTGGTACTTGTCATCGGCGACCGTAAACGGCGCGTTGTAGTACAGACCCTGTACGCTGAACGAAAGACCAAGGCTAGCAGCCCACCGCATTGCTTCGTCTGTGCTGCTAAACTCCTTGACAACTCCGTCCTTTTGCCATTTCTTGTATTCGCTTCCGACCCACGATTGCCAACCAGCGTCCTCAAGAGCCTTAAACCACGTCCTGCCAAAGTACTCCATCTGAGATTGATCAAAGTATCCGGCATAGTTTGGATTTCTGCGCAAGCGCGGGTCATAGTCACCGCTGAGTTCCCTGGACAACTCGGACATCACGTTGTACAAGTCAGCGATAGACGTTTCGCTCATGCCCGTATAGCGCATGGCCTGATAGAACGCGCCGCCCGTCATGCGGCTATCGTACTCAAGACCCGTCGCTTCTTTGAACAGAGTCTTCAGATCCTCGAAGTACATCTGCCTTCCTTCAGCAGACATGGACTCTGTCATTTCTCTAATGGTGTCGCTGTAAGTCGACTTCGCCTCTTCGTACTTCGATGTATAATAATCGTACTGACTGTCAACGTAATCCCTTGTATACCCTACGAATGCGAGTTCGTCATCGGAATACGACTGATACTCATGGAAGAGTCTCGCAAGTTGCGAGTACACCGTCATCCGGTTCGCCGCGATTTGCGTCGCGCCTGTTTCAAGCGAGGCATACGCGTTTCCATACGCTTTCTGCAAGGCGTCCAACTTCTGCGCCGGGGTTCCTTCAGCCTTTGCTGACGCGCCCATGTATTCAGATACGAACTTGCCTGTAACCTCGGACTCAAGAACAGCAGCCGTCACACCACTGAGCATTTCCATCAGTCGCTCAACCGTACCGTTGTATCCCTCGACCGTCCCGTCCGAAAGATACTTGCCAATTGAAGCGCCGATCTTCTTGATGATGTCACGTTGTGCATCGATTTCAGTCGACATCGCAGAAGTTTCTTCCGTCATTCCGGGATTGCTTTCACCGAAGATGGATACGCTGAGGCTCAGTAAGTCTTGCTCTTTTTTTAGATAGTCGTTCAATTCGGAGACAAGAGAGTTTACCTGATCCAACAGTTCGGCTTTTCTATCGTCAGTCAGCTTTTCGACTCCTGCTTTCAGCACCAACGTCCATGTTCCGGTAAGAAGTTGGAACTTCTCAATCGCTCTATTCCGTGATTGTTCTAGCCCCTTAAACTTCTCATCAACGACATTGAACGTTAACGTAACGTCTACGCCAAAGTACTTTTTCTCGACTTCACTTTGAATCTCCTGACGGATTTCTTCGACTTTATCGTCAAACTCTTTCCGTAGTCTTATTCTGTTTTCTTCTTGACCTTGCTTAAATCCTAAATAGTTAGCAATAAGCGTAATCGCGACACCAGCAGTCAGTCCGATAATCGCACCGAAAACAGGGTGACCAAGCGCCAAGCCGAATTTTGCACCGAGTAAGAGTCCGCCGAATCCACCAAGGAGAATGTTCGGCAAGTCTTCCACAAGAGCCTCAACCCATTCCTTGCCAGAACGTCCGGCCTCTCTGCCCCTCTCATACGAGAAGATGACGCCTATCGTCAGGCTAGCGGCACCGAGACTCATACCAGCCAGCTTGAGCAGAATGACGCCAAGCGCCGCTTCTATGAGATCGAGATTTTCCTTTACGAAATTTACAAGGTCTCTGATTTTACTGTCAAACTGGTCAACCTCTTCAAACATGTTCTTATACGCCGACAGGTTTTCGACAGCGCCAACGCCGCCTCCACCACCGGGTTGGCTTTGGATGATATTCAGTTCATCCCATGCTGCCAGTAGGTTTTTTATCGCCTTCCCGGCACCGCCAGCGGACTTCTTCAGTTCCTCGAACTGTTCAGCATCCACGTCAACGGCCCTGGTCCAAGTGGTCGCGCCATTCATGAGTGCAAAAAACTGGTTGATTGCGTTCGCTGCCTCGATAACCCAGTGTGTCAACGTCTGGAACAGCGGGATCATGGACAGTATCGCCTGCGCCGTAGCCGCACCGATGGAGTTTTTCATCTTCAGCAAGCTGTTGTCAAGGCCCTTCATGTCGCGATAATACAGACCGTTAATGGCTTGGCTGTACTTGCGGACGTTTTCAAGACCAACGGAGAAGCCTTCGCTGACTTCTTTAAGGAGCGTACGGAATATCCTGTACTTTGCAATCCGCGCAAACTGCTTAAACGGATCGAGCACACCGGTAAAGGATTTTTTAAGCCCTTCCATAGCGCTTTTTACCTTTTTAACGGTTTCAGCGTGTTCTTTCAGGGACTGCTCATACTCTTTCTGCGCCTGCTGTACCCGTTTCATCTCTTCGGCTTGAAGCTGAAGCTGCCGTCTCTGTTCCTCCTGTGCCGCAATTTGTGCCTTGTATTCCGGAGAACTCCTGTATCGTTCCTCTTGCTCTTTCGCAATCAGCTTGTCTTGCATATCGACAAGTTTCTTGATTGCGGCAATACGCTTGAAGTACGCCTCGCTTCCGTCCTCTACTTTTCCGGACGCAATATCGTTGGCCAATGCAGCTTTCAGGTTTTCAATTCGCGTTGTCAACTCTTCAATGCTTCCGCTTTTTGATACAGCGTGATCAACGTCCTTTGCAAACTCTTTGAGCCTTTCAGCCGCGCTGTTGCTACCAGAGGAGGTTTCTTCGTTTAAGCTTTTAACAAGCCCACGAATCCAATCCCCGGCTTCACCTTCGCTGATGGCCTTTCCTGTCGGACCAAGCGCATCTTTCCAATTGACCGTTCCGATTTCCTCGTAAAGACTACGCCACAACGATGTACCGATTTGCCCATCTTGGAACATCTTGTTCGCTTCATAGCGAAGCCGAGCGGCAGACAACGCACCATTCTTCACCGACGTGTCATCAACCCAATTGTATGCTCCGCTCCCATGCCGACCTGTTCCAACTTGCGCGTGGCCCGTAGCCCGGAAGGTTTTCTCCGCAATCCTGCGAACATGTTCGGCTTCCGTTCTCGCACGTTTGAATTCGTCAGCAAAATCCCGAGCGCGGTCCATTCCGTCAGTTATCCTTGGTATACTCTCGCTCGCAATTCTTTGCGCTTCCGCCCGAGCACGGCTCATAGCGCCGACGGAAAGGTCCGTGCTCCCGGCACCGATACCCTGCCCTCGCTGAATGACGCGTGCGCCGTGATAGTGTGTTACACCGCCGGACATCCTAGCCGTTCTCTCCGCGAGTCTTCTAACGTTGGACATCCCGGCAGAAGCCCTTGCGATGTTGTCTGCCATGGTTTGCGTCTGCCTCGTTGCAGATGCAAACCCGGAATCCTTAATGCCGCCTTGGCTCGTCGCTTGCCTTACCGCACTAGTCAGACCGCGCACAGAACTCATGCCCTTTGTGGCGTTACAGATGCGTTCTAATACAGAGGCAAGTCTTTCCAGCTTGTTCAGGTTGTCACTGCTTGTAACGCCGCTGATCTGCTTGTTGAATGTCGTAAGCTGATCTGCCGATTTTTGCAGCCCCTGTCCCAGCCCCTTGCCAATGTTTCTTTTGATCTCACGAAAAGCGTCGGCCAGTTTTGTCAACCCACTGGCCGCTTCTCCTGCATTATCTTTAATTCGCAGTTCAAGCGACTGTACGTATTCTGACATAACCGACCGACCTCCTGTTTATATCACCCTTCGATAAGGGATTTGCCGGACTTGTACTTTTGCTGTTGTTGAGCCTGAATCCGCTTCTTCGCGTTCTCGGCGTTAGAGCGGTTCATCGCGGCCATCATCATGGCTTTAATCTTGTCTGATTTCGCCTTGGCCTCCCTATCCTCGTCCGGCACTTTCGCTGTTTTCTTCTCAGGTTTTTTGAACTCATATGGCTTATCCGAATACCGTCTGGCGCGAGTGCCCTTCTTGGCGAATGGGTGCAGGACAGGCGCGATATCCGAGATGGCCTCGTATATGTACATGCCCTGCAACCACGCTTGCCAATTTGCTTCCTCGCGCCGGAGTTCATGCGCCTTGCGATAGTCCTTGACCAACCAACTGTCGCCTTCCCAATACTGGTCATAGGTCATACCAATGGACAAGTAGTACGGGAACGCTTCATCGAATAAGTCGGCGTAGGTCTTCAATTCTTTCGCAGGCTCCGGATCGCTCAGTAGTTCACTTTGAACGTAGGGTTTGCGTTCTCACCCTCGCCCGTATCCTCGCCCATCAGGTCCAGCGCGGGTGCGGAGAACATGTTGGCGAGAATGCCAAGCAGTTCACCACGGTTGTTCTGCTGCCTGAAGATTTCTTCGCAGTCCTCTGCCTTCATCCAGGGATGATGCATCCGGAAAGCGCCTGCAATCAGGTCCGTAGCGCACATGTACAGACGGTCGAAGTCAAGAACGAACCCGTTCCGCTGCATCTGCTTGACAACCTTGCGGTTGAACTGGAGCGTGTACTCCTTGCCTTCCTTGTCGGTCAGGACGACGCTCTTCGGGACCTTGTTCTTTTCCGACTGGTTCTCAGTAGCGGTGTTGATTTCCTTTGCCATGGGAATCTCCCTTCATTATTCAAAGCGCATCAGCGCCGGTATGATGGTGTTATGCGAGGATGATCAGGTGCCAGCGCTCCAGGTGGTATCGGTGCTCGGGATGGCCGTGATGGTCATCTCCTGAACCTCGTCAACGCCCTTGCCAGGGAAGCCAACCCTCACGTCACCAGTCCACTCGAACTTGCCGTTGTGGCCGTCCGGGGTGCCGGTGGTGGAGCCTCCGAGCCACAGCGCATAATTGTACTGATGGCCCTCAAGCGCCTTGACCGTGGAGAAGTTCGTGGGCGTATAGTTCGCCGTGAACTGGTAGCCGTCTCCGAGGCGGATGATGCCGGGGATCTGCTTTTCCATTCCATCGGAAAGGCTTGTGGCATCCAGCATATTCGGCGTTTGGATCATGTCCGGGTAGTCTTTAATCGGGATCAGGTTGGTGTAAGTCCCGGTCGAGGCCGTCCGGTACATGAGGTAGGTCTGATAGGTGCTGTACGCAATCGCAGTCTCAGACATATTGCTCACTCCTTGCTGATTGATCTGCGCGGTCCAAATGTCGAGATGTTCCGTGGACACCTGCGACCGCAGCGGGGTTCCAAAGTATTGTTTATCGGGGTCGATGGTCGTGTCGCTGGTCGGAATCTTGAAGTACCCCGCCATGTCCCCCGGGTCATCTTCCCACCACCCGAGGGCGGAGGGATTTGTGTTCGCGGGATAGGCTGAGGTGTCAATCGGACCCGGCAGTACAACGACCTCTTCTTCGTCGTTGGGCATCTGTGTTCACCTCGCTCAGGTCGGTCTGTAGAGGTCGCCGCTTTGGGTCACGCCCCGCGTGTACCTGGCGACAATCCGGTAGATCATCCGGTCGGCGAGGTTCGGGACGAACTGCCCTCCGGTCTTGCTGAAGCCCAGCGTCTCCACCATCGCCTGGTCCAGCGCGGACTGAATCAGCCTGCATTCCGGCTTGCTCCTGGCGTAGACCTGGGTTTCGTACACAAGGATGCTCGACCATTCGCGCCGCGCAGAATCGGAGGTGCGCTTGTCCGGCGTGTTGTCGATTTCCGTCATGTAGACGTGCGGCAGCTTCGCCGGTTGCGGGACGTACTCGCTGACGAATTCGCCCTCCGGCACCAGCGCTTCGATGAACGGATACACCGCGTCGAAGACCTGAGTTTCAATGTCGATCATTCCGCTCACCGCCCTTACAGTCTGCCGAATATCGTTGCAACATATTTCTCCGCTTCGTTTTTTACGGTCATCTTCGCGTTGTACATGAACGGGGTAGCACCCTGACCGTGCGTTGTGTACCACTCGCCAAATGCTTCGCTGAAGAACGGCCATCCGGCTTCGCCCTTGCCCTTCTGGTTCTTTTCCCATCCGACACGTGACGCCTCCGGGTGTTCCGCTCCCTTGATTCCGGTTCCGTATTCCACAAAAACGGCGTACTCGCAATCTGTTCTCACGAAGAAGACGCGGTTGTCAAATGTTGCTTTGTCGCTCATCGCAAGGCTGTCAATGAGCTCCGATGATACGACCTTTGCGTTTGATTCAAGCGTCAGCGTTGCTGTCCCATAGGCTCTCAATCCGAGCGCGTTGATGACTTCCGCCATGGCTTTGAGCATATCGATCTTGAACCGTTCGATCTCCTCAATCGCCTTGTCGATTCCTTCCGGGCTCAGTTCAAACCTGATAACGCGCTTGCTCAACCGTAACCACCGATTTCTTCGGGGGTCACATCGCTTTGGAAGTCTCCCTGGTCCGTCAGCTTTTTCAGCGCGACGGAC